GCTTACCGCTCATGGGCACCTCTCTTTAAGCCATCTTAAATGACTCGGAGGTGTCTGTTAAACCCGTGGCGATTCAAATATCTGGATCCCATCCAACCGCATCATGAGCCTTACCAATGCCTTCCCAGTCTGTCGTGTGATCGATTAGCCAAGAGTAAAGCAGCCATTCGCAGTCCATGTAATCGCTCTCGCCGTAGTAATCAGGACCGAACCATACTACGTGCTGTTCGTGCCAAACCCTGCCGCGATAGGACAGGAAGCTGTCACTCTCCACAGTGAAATCAATACCGCGAAGGCTTGGATAGAGGGCCAGTAAAAGATCTTTTGCAACCTTTGAAACTTTCTTCTCAATTCTCGCCTTTGAGTTGGAGTGCTTGCTCATGCTGCACCGCCCTGGCGAAGTTGGGCGGCGAACTCATCAACTGCATCGGCAAGTGAACGGTAGTAAGCCTTTTCCTCAATGAATACGGAGTTTTCTTCACCACAGAACGATAAGAACCTCTCCACACCCTGTGCCCTCACTACAGCCAGGAAGGCGTCGGTGGCCGGGGTTTCGATATTAGGCAGCAGCGCATAATCGCAAATCGTATCGATCGCAGGGTCACAACGGTCATCTTCCGTGCGTGGGCGTTCGCCAATCTTCGTGGACGATTGCAGGATGATGCCCCAGCACACGCTATCGACTTCTTCGCTCCATCCATCACAAGCGTCACCGCGATAGTCGTCGATTGCAGCCTCAGCCGCCTCGACAGCTTCCTCAGCAGTTTTGTGCCACTCAAAGTTGTGCTCAGAACCGTATGAGAAATATGAAGCTCCAGCCTTCAGCCCCGCGTTCTCAGCCGCCAGCGCGTCTCGCTGCTTAGTCGCTTCCCGTAGCGCCAGGGTGGCGCAGTCCAGCCGCTCGGCCAGACGGGAAACAATCTTCGCCATATCGATGATCGGCGTGTCGCTGTTCATCGCCTTCGCAAACTGATGACCAACGGCCACCAGCTCTTTGTTGCTCAGTGAATCACTCATGTGATGCTCCTCGGTGCGTGTAACGTTCCATGTCAAAGTCGATAACTGCCCGCTGGTCGCGGAAGACGCCGCAGCGCCCGTGGCGGATAAGTTTCCCCTGCTCTACGGCAGCCCGGATGTACTTCTCGGCCGTGGTGCGGTGCAGGCCGAAAATGGCGACGACATCGTTTGTCGTTGCGCGGCCATGCTTTTTCACCAGCTCGATAATCCAGGAGATGAAAAGCGTGCGCTCGCTATGCGTTTTTGGTCTCGGCATCAGTTAAGCCCTTCCCGCCTGGCGTAGGCACTCTTTACGCCGTTTGGCGATCCGGGCAACCTCCACAGAGCTGCAGGCAATGCCGAACATGTCCGAATACACCGCTGCGGCGCGGCGACACAGCCCCTTTTCTCCTCCATGCACGGAAGGATCACATCCGGAATATCGGCGTGCGGTACCGCCGTATAGGTGTACTGGACGCTGTTACGGGATCGAGTTATCACTCCATCGTCGCTCAGCTCGCGCAGCAGCTTGCCTGCTGTAGCGCCTGACATATCCAACGCTTCGGAAACATCGCCGACGGCGCAGTTCGGTTGGTAGCGAACAAAAATCGCCACCTGGTCTTTCTGGGTTAATTGTTTGGTCATTGGTCAAAACTCGATTTAGTTGGTTAAACCAGCCGCTTTACGGCGTTTGTACTCTTCCATCAGCAACTGTGCCGGCGTTGGCCCTGCCTGGTGCTGCGGTGCTGCAAGCTGGCGGCGAATCGGCGGTACCGACAGGCCGTTACTGACGTGCTTGCTCCATTTCGTTAACAGCTTTTCTGCCAGTTTTTTAAGTTCCCCCTCTGTCATCTGGCGCTCCACGCCCGTTCTGCGCATCTCAACGCAGATGTGGTACAGCACCGGCTGCGGCCACGGGTATTTGTCGCTGCCTGAATATCGATAGGACTCGTTGCGCCAGCGGCGATACTCACCCATGACACTGTCGGACGTCAGGCCGAAGGCGTTCGCTCCACTTTCCGAAACGAGCGACACGAACTCAGCGAGATCTGGTGGCCAGGTGTTCCCACCCGCGCAGCGCTCCATGCACTGCTGGCAGACCAGACTGATTTGCTGTTCAGTCATCGAACCGATCTGGGCTATCCAGAGCGGCGAAGGTTCCGCCCCATTCTTCTGAGTCCACCGGTTCGAGAATACTTCCCCCATGACCTGCCACAGGCGCCATGCCGTTTCCGTTGCCATCAAGTCCATTGCGACGTCTCCACTCTGCGTGGGCTGACTGAATCTGCTGAACAGCCCTGGATGCTGTAGGCTCTCCCCGAACTCCTGCATTGTCCTTACCTCCGGTTTCCGGTTGTTTTTTGGATCTCACCAGTACGATGTGCCGTGCGAATTTCTGTTCCCACTGGACCTGCGTGAATACTTTCCCTTCGGATTCCCAGTACGACGCGAACTCTGCGAGCTCTGTCGGGAGGTAAACAGGTTCAGGCAATGCAATCCCCCACATCGCAGCACGCTGGCGAAAATCTCTGGATGGCAGCCATGCGCTGGTCATGGTGAACTTACCGATCGGCTCATCCAGCCCTTCGAGATATCTCGACTTTTGAGGTTCGTCCTGATGAGGCTGAACCGGACTTTTTGCTTCGCGCTCGCTAAGAGAGGGGTTTATTCCTTTCCCTTCCGTATCCGTATCCGTATCCGTCAGTGAGCCATCATTGATAACTCCATGAGGGCTCACTGAGCCCTCACTGATTCCACCCTCGTTTTTCACTTCGGCCTCAGTGAGTGAGAGTGGCGAGGGTATTTTTGTGGCTGAAGGACGATTAATTTTCTGATGCTTGGAAAAGCCCTTAATGCACAGGTAATCGCTACCACTCACTGAATACTCAATGAGTAATCCATGAGTGATCAGCTCACAGATGAGCGGCTCACAGTCGATACTGTCTGCCGGGAATATCTGCATCTTGATGCGCTTTGGTGATCGTTCCAGGCAGCCCAGGTCATTAGCGAAATTGAACAACCCGATGAACAGTAAGCGTGCTGGAATTGAACACTCCACCACCTTTTCATCTGTCCAGTATTCAGGTTTCACTGTTCTGATACGGGCCATCTAAATCCTCGTATTACCAGCCGAGCTGGTGGTCATTGGTCAAAACTCGATTACGTAAAAAGTGGAGCCAGGGCCTGAAGGTGGGCGATCATCACGCCGGCAAGCTCTCCGGGTAACAATGCAGCGTTGGCAAGTAGGTTTTCAAAACCCTCCTTCGCTTGCTTCGCGTTCGGCAGGCCCAGCAACTTTGCCTGGTGATGCTCGCCGGTCTCTTTTATTGCATCGGCCACCAGCTCAATATCGGTTTTACCCTGTCGAAGGCCATGCTTTCTGGCGATCTCAATGGGCATTGCCAAACCGATCGCGTTTGCGAGCTGCATGACGTGAGCCGTGTACTTGCTGGAGTTGGTTTCGTTTTTCAGGTAGCGATAGAGGTTCTGCTTGTTCACTGTTATCCCTCTGCCACCCTCCCGGGCCCACTGTTCGGCCACCAGCTGCGTAATAACGTCCTGCGCCTGCCCGGGAAGAGTGAGCTCCCATTCACGAACAGCTGCCAAGATAGACGGGCGTCGTAAGTTGTCTCTGCGGTGAGGTTCATAATGATTTTTCGATTTCAGCGGAGCGGCATTCTGCTGGTTAATATGTTGAAAAGTTACCGAGTGCATGGTCAGGCATCCTTTTGAGGTAAACCATCGGTGGGGTTTGGATACAGATCAGGGCGCAACTCGTGCGGAGTTACCTGCCAGTCCAGAGCCCTGCAGGCATTAAGAACTTCAGTGCTGGCAACTTGAGTGCGAAACCAGACTGATACTGTCTGCGAGTTCTTACCCAGGCGGCGAGCTAGTTCAGACTGACTTCCACACAAAGAAATTATTTTTTGTTGAATGGCTTCGTTCATGGTTCCTCCTAGTTTAGGAATCACATGATTGATAAATAATTTGTCAATGTCAAGAAACTTAATCAATCACAACTGAAAAGAAACTTTGTATGCTTGCTGCTAGGTTTAATTTGGATCCGAATATGAACTTCGAAGAACGACTATTAAGAGCTCTTGAGGAAGCTGGCATATCTCAATCTGAGTTAGGCAGAAGAGTTGGCGTCAATTCTCAAACAGTCAGTAACTGGTGTAATACAGGTAACTTTCCTCGCAAGGAAAAGCTTGCATTATTCCCTCAAGCCCTTGGAAAACCACTATATTGGTTTTTTATGACTGATGAAGAAGAGGCTCAACTTAAGGCCACTACAGCTAGCAAAACTGTGTTAACTGAAAAGCAGGCTGCTTTGTTAGAGGTGTTTGATCAGCTTCCAGAGGTAGAGCAAACACGCTTCGTTCAGTTGGCTAGTGATCGCCTCGAAGAGCTCGATAGGTTTATGGCAGAGTTCTTGAGCAAAAGAAAAATAGAACCGACGCCGAACAAAGACTAAGACAGAACAAAAACGCCGCTTTTAGCGGCGTTTTTTTTGTATCCCGCCAACCTAAAACCCCTTCTAAAACAATCATTGAAATAAAATATGTCATAATCAGTTTGACTGATGACAAATTTATTTGTAGTCTGATTTCACAAATTCAGTCATCCAGGCAGGACGCCCACGTAGTAGCTGCCGGCGGCATATGAAACACCGGATGAGATGACCAGAGAATGTGCTTTGCGGTGAACCAGCTATTTGCTGAGTTTATCGAGTTTTTCAGGCGGAGAAGCGACTGACCACCGCAGCTGGGGCACCAGCAAAGCACATACAAACAATGCGCAGCAGATAGTACCGTTCCGCTTGCCAGCGTTACAGGCTGATATAGGAGTAAGAATTGTGGATTACATGGACATCAGAAAGAGTGAGCTTTATGCACATTGCAAAGGCTCACTCTGGAGAAATGGGTCTGGCTGGAAAGCATATAACCCTATTTCCATTCGTCTTCTGCGAGCTTCTGGTTAAGAAAGACTTCGAATTTTACCTAGAGTTTTTCAAGCT